TCAAGTTCATCAAGTAGTTCATCTTCAAGTAGTTCTGTTTCAAGTAGTTCATCATCTTCAAGCTCTTCAAGTTCAGTTTCATCTAGTTCAAGTAGTTCATCTTCATCAAGCTCTGTTTCAAGTAGTTTAGTATCAAGTTCTTTAAGTTTTTCAAGTTCATTTTCATCATCAAGTAGTTTAAGTCTAACAACTACTAATGTAGAAGTAGATTTAATACAGTTTGATGAAAGTTCATCTTCTTCGTTATCAAGTTCATCAAGTAGTTCATTGTATAGTTTTTCAAGTAGTTTATCTAGTTTTTCTTCAAGTAGTTCTTATAGTTCATCAAGTTCGTCTAGCTCATTATCATCAAGTTCTTCAAGTAGTTCAAGTTCAGTATCAAGTAGTTCAAGTTCTTCGAGTAGTTCAAGTTCATTATCTAGTTCTTCAAGTAGCTCTAGTTCTTCAAGTTCAGTTTCATCTAGTTCAAGTAGTTCATCTTCATCAAGTTCTTCTTCATCTTCAAGTAGTTCATCTAGTTTAAGTAGTTCTAGTTCATCTTCATCAAGTTTAGTTTCAAGTAGTTTATCTAGTTCTGTATCAAGTAGTTCTTCTTCATCAAGTTCATCAAGTTCTGCTTCAAGTAGTTCAAGTAGTTCTAGTTCTTCGAGCAGTTCTACTTCTTCATTAAGTTCTATTGTATCATCATCTTCTTTGAGTTCAAGTTTTAGTAGTAGTAGTTCTTTTTCATCTACAAAAAGTGTTGATTGGATTAAAATAAAGAAGGTAAAGATTGAAGAATATATTTCTCAACAAACAAGAATAAAAGAATATATCTCTCAACAAGTTAAGATAAGAGATAGTAAATATTATAAATAAAAAGGATAAATATGTCAAAAGAGCAATTAAAAAATTTACAAGAAATAGTTTCACAAAGAACTTTAACTCAAAAAGTATATAATAATTCTGTGAACAAATCTGGTACTTATCGTTTTCTAATTAACTCTGCTCATTTACATTATGAAAAAAATGGTAAATTAGAAGATATTGATACCAAACTTTCTTTTGACAATACTAATAAGAAATGGAAACATAATAAAGCATCGTACAGTCCAACCATTCCAGAATATGCAGATGATTGGTTCGAGTTTTACAATGGATTTAAAGGTGCAAATCACACAATCAAGGCAAAACCAATATGTGAACATGTTAAAGGAACCTATGCTTTAGATGCTGATGATAGACCACAAGTAATTTATAAAGATGCTTTTGGTTCTGGTATTGATTTAACTGTAGATTCTTATTGGGCAGGACTTAGAAAAATAATAACAATTAACAATAAACCAGCAGATACTTCACAAGCATTGACTTTTGATTTTGAGATAGAGTTTCCAAGTGACCCCTCTTTTAAAGTAAAAGACAAGAAAAATGATAAAGAGTGGAATAAACAAAAGAAAATGAGTTTTAAAGGGAAAACTCTTAAACTAGGAAAAAAAGGAAAAGAAAGTTATTTTCGTAACGCAATGGTTTGGGATGATGATGATTTAATTCTCCCTGTTGATATTGAATTGTTTACTGAAAACAGTAAAATTTATTTACGAAAAACAATAACTTCTGAAGTACTAGGAAAAGCTAAGTTTCCACTTTATACTGACCATCCAACTTCTTTTATAGGTCATGTTGCAGACGGATGGATAGAAATGCAAAGAGACCAAGGTGACGGAAATGACTGGGACATAACTCATGACACAACAGATGGTTTAGATTGTGATAGTCGTATAAAGTACGATAACTGGTATCTTAGACTTAGAGCAGAAAATACTGTAGGGACATTTTTTGCTTCTCAAGCTAGAATATTTATACCTTTTGATACCTCAGCAATTTGGGACTCTGCTACCGTAACTGATGTAGATATGTATTTTTTCCCATATATAGCATGGGTAGAAGATAATGTTCCAGATGAGTTTATTACAGTTGTTAAGTCATTTCAAGCAGACCCTGAAAATTTAGCATTTGAAGATTATGACAAATGTGGAGATTCTGTAGATGACCCAACAGAAGGAGTTGATGTTGGTGATAGACTTCTTTTTGACCAACCCACACCGACCTGGGAAGACACTTATGTGTCTCTTCCGTTTAATGCAACAGGTCGTAGCTGGATTAATAAATCAGGATATACTGCATTAGGTTTAAGATTAGGTAGTGATGTACTGGATATTATGCCAGATGGTTCTCCTCCAGCTGAGTTCCCAGGAAGTGTAAATGGTTCTAGAATACGTCAATCAGAATATGGAAGTAATGAACCTTATTTAGATATTTTAGTAAATCCAACTTTTAGTAAAGAAGATGCAGCAGCATTATCCGCAGATGATACAGATTTAGACCATGCTTTTATATCAAGTGAATATGATAATGTAGCATCAGATGATGGTAATTATGCAAGTCAGGGAATATCATTAACAGCTAGATATGGAACATTTTTATTTAAGAATAAAAACTCTTACACTCAAAGTGGTTCTATAACTCCGTCAGCAATAGTAAAGTCGGAAATAGCACCGACTACTGAAACTGTTTATTTACAAATATATAATCGTAATTCTACAACATGGGAAACATTAGATAGTGATGGGGCAACAGCAGCAGATACTGAATTTCCATTAACAGGAACTCAGTCAACAGATTTAAGTTTTTATTATGATGCAGAAGGATGGGTAGCGTGTAGAATATATCAACAGGCTCCTTAATGAGTTATATAAAAAAAGATAAGATATATTACTCAAAAAAAAGAAAAAGGACTTTTTAAAATGGCAGATAACAGACCACCACAAACATTTCATGAAGGTACAGCATTAAAAATCACTACAGTTTTAAGTGAAGCAACTGCTGATACTTGTACAATTACTATAGATGACCCTAGTGAAAATATAAAAGTAGATGAAGCAGCTATGACTAAAGAAGCTGACTATATTTACTCTTATGTATATCAAAGTAGTGTTGACAATGCTGAAGGAGATTGGATTGTTACAATTGAAGCAACTATAGGAGATTATACATCTGTAACTCAACGTAAATTTCAATTAGTTGAACAAACATAAAATTTTATAGAGTAAATAGGCAATAATGAAAATAACAGCAAAAAAAATATATGTTATAATTCATGAACTTTTACATATAGCTCACATTTTAAAAGTTATTAACAAAAATAATCTATCTGATGTTCAAAAACAAGTTATTCACAAGTGTGAAATTAACTTGATGGAAATTCGTCAAGAGATTTTGGAATCAGTTAGGGAAAGTAACAAATCTAAAAATAGGAGGAAAATATGTTTGGATTAGGAGCAATAGTAGCAAAAGTACTTTTATGGTTAAAAAAAGATGGAGCAGCTCTTTTCGGATTAGTCAATTCTCTTGTAAAAATTATTAGAGAATTAATTATTATAGCTATCAGAATTGTTGCAATAGTATTACCTGATAAATTGGTAGAAGATGTAGTTATTGCAAAAATAAGTACAATTTTTGATACTGTAGAAGAAAAAATAAAACAAGTTACAGATTGGTTGTTAGGAATGACAAAATAAATGTGATGAGAGAGATAGTTAATATCTCTCTCCAAAGGAGTTCTAAATGATAAACATAAAAAAGCATGATAAAAATTGTCAATGTGCTTTTTGTAAAGCAAAATGTGGAGAGTATAAAGGTAAAGATAATCCTAACTATAGAAATGGTTCTAGAATTATAACTGAAAAAAATTGTTTATTTTGTCATAAAAAATTTATAGCAGAAGCTAATAGAAAATATTGTTCTAGAAGTTGTATGAATTTATATATTTGGAAATATACTAATAAAAGAGAAAAAGTTTCTAAAAAATTAAAAGGAATTCCTCTTTCAAAAGAAACAAAATTAAAATTAAGTTTAAATCATGCAGATGTTTCAGGTTCAAATAATCCTAATTGGAAAAATGAAATAGATTCATTGAGAGATTACATTTATCGTTTACCTGAATATAAAGAATGGAGAACTAAAGTATTTGAGAGAGACTATTATACTTGCCAAGAATGTAATCAAATAGGATATAAATTACATGCTCATCATAGAAAATATTTATTTTCTGAAATATTAAAAAATTTTTTAAATTATTATAATCAATTTTCTCCAATAGATGACAAAGAAACATTAGTTCGTTTAGCAATAACTTATAAACCATTTTGGAATATTAATAATGGTGAGACTCTATGTAAAAAATGTCATAATCAAATTCATAAAGGAAGCAGAAAAAATGATAAATATAAAAAAATCTAATAAAGAAATTAATAAATTGTTAGAAAATAGTAATCTTTGTACTAAAATACAAGTATTTTTTTCATACAGAACATTTCCGGATGATTACGATTCCTACGAAAATAACTTTACAGATGCAAAGTTAAATCCAAAAACATTGAAAGCTTATGTTACTGATATTTCTCCAAAAGCATTAGTATATAAACAATATGGACTACATGAAATTGGAGCAAAAGAAATACTTTGTAAATCTAAATATAAAGAATGGTTTGAACAATGTGCTAAAATCATTATTGATGGAGATGAATATCAAGTTTTTAAGGAAGGTGCTGGAAGTAGAATGATAATTACTAATAGACCTTTTAATTTAATTCGTGTCGTTGTTAGTCGTAGGACACAATAAAATGTATTATTGTATAAAAAGAAATTGTAATAATATTGTAAAAAAGAAAAATAAAAGATGTAAATCTTGTGCAAGAAAAGATTATATTAAAAAATATAATATAAAAATGGATAAAAAAAATAGTCCTAGTTGGAAAGGTGGTTTACCTATTTGTAAAAAATGTGGAAAACAATTAAGTAGATATGATGCTAAAAGCTGTAAAAAATGTATGAAAAAAACAATTTCAGAAAAATTAAAAAAAAGATTTAAAAATCAAAAACATCATCCATGTTATATAGATGGTAGAACATTAAAAGATTATTTTTGTATTGATTGTAATAAAAAATTGAATAAAATTGGTTATAAATCTAAACGTTGTAAAAGTTGTACTATTAAATGGAGACATAAAATAGGAGTCCTAAATAGTAAAAAAGAAAATAACCCTTTTTATGGTAGAACTCATACTATAGAAACTAGAAGTAAAATTAGTTTATCTGAAGGAGGGACTGGTATTCCTTATGAAAATTCAGAATATGGTCCAGAATTTGATAATAATTTAAAAGAACAAGTAAGATTTAGAGATAAATATAAATGTCAATTATGTGGTTGTTCTCAATTAGAAAATGGTAGACAATTAGATGTACATCATAAGAATTATAATAAACAAAATAATAAACTAAATAATTTAGTAAGTCTTTGTAAAAGTTGTCATTCTCGCACAAACGTTGACCGAAAATATTGGATAAATTATTTTAATAAAACAAATATAATAGTAAGTAGGAGGACTCAATAATGGCTTTCTATAATGGTAGTAAAAAAGAATATCGAAAAAATTCTATTTGTATAGATTGTGAGAAAAAATTAGTTAGTCATTATGCATTGAGATGTCAAAGTTGTAATACTAAAGGCAAAAGAAATCCTAAATATGGAAAATATAATAAAACACAATATTTTTGTCTAGATTGTAATAAAGAAATAAATCATGGATATAAAAGATGTCATTCTTGTGCGGCAAAATATTTTTGGAAGAAACCTGAAGTTCGAGAAAAAATGAAAAAAAGAATTAATCCTATGCTGGGGAAAAAACATTCTATTGATACTATTAGAAAAATTATATTAAATAGTAGAAGACATAACTCCCCAAATAAATTAGAAGAAAAATTTATTGATTTTTTAACTGATAATAAATTATCCAAATATGAATTTGTTGGGAATGGAAAATTCATGTTAAGTGTTTTTAACCCTGATTTTGTTTGTAAAAATGACAGAAAAATTATAGAATTATATGGAGATTATTGGCATAAAAATGATTTAAATCATGAAAAAAGAATGAAAACTTATACTGATAATGATTATGACACTTTAGTTATATATGAATCTGAATTTAAAACAAATAGAAAAAAGGTATTACAAGAACTTACAAATTTTGAAGCTTTGGAGGTTTATTAATATGGGACAGTATTTTTCACCTTCTCGAAATATCGAATTATCTTCTCTTGCATTTCTCGAAACTAATCTTAATAATGATTGGACAGGAATCACTACTATTAAAACATTTAAGAAAGCATATGATACTAATACTGCTGTTCCTATTGTTTGTGTTAGATTGGCAAGTACTAATAATGCCCGTTTAGAAATAGGAGCAACAACCCTAGCAAATAGATATTTACTTATAATAGATATTTTTTCAAGTTCAGATGCTCAACGTGTTGATTTATCAGATTATGTTGTAGATAAATTGAGACTTGGGTGGACATATAATACATATACTCATGTTTCTGGTGACAAAAGTTCAATTGTAGGTACCGATGATGGAAGAGTATTTGTTACAGATTGGGTAGGAAATGCTAAAGTTGATTTAGGAGAAGAAGGAGACCCAAAAGACCGCTACCGTCATACTATATCTGTTTTAGTTAGGAAATCTTCATGAGAAAAAAATATTATTGTATAAATTGTAAAGTAGAAATAAGCGGAAGTAGAGCAAAAAGATGTAGAAGTTGTAGACAAATAGGAAAATTAAATCATAATTTTGGGAAAAAGTACTTAATATGATTAAAATAACTCAAAAAGGTAGCGTAAATGCAATGCTTAAAGATATAAAAAAGAATATTGCATATGTACAACAAGGGCAAATAGCATTTAGTAAAAAAGCAGCTGAATATATGGCAAGAGTAATTAGAGATAATACAAAACGTAAGCCTTCATCAGGAAGATTAGCTAATTCTATTAAACATTATGTAGATTGGGGTGGAGGAATAAGTGTAGGAGGAGGAAATGTTACTTTTGGTGTAGGCAGAAAACCAGACTTACCTGTATATTGGGAAGTTGTTAATTATGGAGGATATGTTCCTGCATGGGGAGGATTTGTTAAAGGAAGTTTTGGTGGAGAAAGACCAGACGGTAATTATTCAAACTCAGCGGGAGGCGGAGGTGTAAGATTTAAAGCAGGTGGAAAAGGAATAGCTATGAGAGCAAAACATGCAATATCGCCTATGAATTATATTGAAAAAACAACTGCTTGGTTTAGTGCAACCTGGCCACAGTATTCATTAAGTACGATGAAACGAAAAAAATAAGGAAATATGTAGGAAAAAAGTAAGGCTGAAGATAAAAGCTTTCTAAGGAGAGAAAGCGAACCCAAATCAATTAATTTTCAAAGGAGGAAAAAAAATTGATACATTCATCATATTATAGACCTAGAGTTTACCCATAGAAAGTGGGAGCATGTACATCAACACAGATAGACAGAGTACAAGAAATAACCGGTTCTATTACTTTAAATAGAACAAAAATAGAAGAGGTAGGAAGAGATGGAATAGTTTGTTGGAAAAGTGGAACCCCTACTGTTACATTAACAGTAAGACAGTTGGAATATGGAGATGTAGAATTTTTCAGAAAATTAGCTAACGGTCTTGACGCAACAAATAAATTCGAGATGACAGATTATAAAACACCTGCTGTTGGTATTGCAGGATATTTAACAGATGATGATAGTAATTTTTTAGGTACAGTTTGGTATCCTAAAACTAGAGTTGCTGGTTTTGGTTTTACTATAGGAGACCCTGAAGCTAGTATGGAAAGAACCTTTTCATTAGTTGGAGAAGATGAAATTGTATTACAAGGAAATAACAAATATTTGATTGAGTTAGTAGATGAAACTTGTGCAGGTGCGTCTCATACGATTCAAATTGGTGCTGGAGATTGGGCTAATTGGCCTACACCTGTAGAAGACCCGGATAGAGCAGGTTCAGATAAATATATGCTTAGAGTTACAAGAATAAGAGCAACTGTAGCTACTGATTTAGTAGACGGTACTGATTTTACTTATAGTAGTGTTACTACAACAATTACGATACCTGCTTCTCTTGCTGATGATGATTATAAAGTTTATTATTCAGCAGCAGCTTATATAACTGATGCAAGTACATTTACAGAGAATGATACAGATTTATGTTCTATAAGTGCTGATTCTGCTAGTATTTATTTAGCTACTGGTAATTATTTATATAGATTACAAAGTGTTGCTGTTGATGTTAATTGGGATAGATACGATGTAAAAGAAATTGGTAACAATGAAGTTGTAGCATTTGGAGCTAGAGATATTACAACTAGAATAACTCTTGGAAGAATTTTAGAAGATTATACTATTGAAGAAGTTTTAAGAGGACAAGCTTCAGATTATGGAAAGATTGATATTAGAGAATTTGTTGACGATGCTGTTTTAACAATAAAAATTTATTCAGATGATACTAAAGCAACTTTTAAATGTGGTTATGAATTCTCAGGTTTATCACCTGTTGGAATAGATGATGGAACACCTCTTAATGATTATGTTACTAAAGGTGTAACTCTGGAAGGTGAAGAAGGTTTTGTTACTGCTACTGAATCAGATTTAACAACTGTTAGTTCTTCATCTAGTGAATCATCAAGTTCAAGTTCTAGTTTCTCATCAAGCAGTTCAAGTTCAAGTACTACATAAATAGTATAGTTTATATAATAGAGAGGTTAGTTAATTCTAACCTCTCTCCAATCCTGTAAGGAGGAAAAATGGAAAGTAAGAATTTACAAATAAGTGAAGAATATTTAAAGGAATTAATAGATTTCTGTGGAAGAGCTAGTTGTGGAAAGATTCTAAAACGTTTTGAAATAATCCCTGATAGAGATGTATTGAAAGGAGTAGTTAAAGAATTAATATATGAGGGATTTAGAAATTTTAAAAACTTATTAGAAGCTCACAACAAAGGTCTTAATATAACACAATTTAATATGAAACCTAAAAAGAAGAAGGCATCTACTCAAGAGTAGAAGTGTCTTCTCTTTTTTATTTAAGGAGAATATGATATGGGAAATACAGAAGAAAAAAAAGTAGTAGAAACAAAAATAACTGATACAAAAGTTGATAAAATCAAAGAAGATATAAATAAAAGTATAGATTTATCTAAGATAGAAGAATTTATAGCTAAAAATGAAATAGAATTTTTTCATGAAGGAACTAAATATAGAGTAAGAAAACCTACTTATAAAGAGAAACAACAAGCATATCAACAACAAGTAGAAAAAACTATAGAATTGTTAGATAATAAAGCTTATTTAATGGAAGAAGTATTAAAAGAAAAATATAAAAATAAAGGAATAGATGTAGATAAGATGACACAACAAATGACTGCTCTTGAAATTAAAAAATCAAATTATAAAATAAAATTAGGAAAATTATTAAAAGAAAAAACTTCAGATAAAGATAGAGAAACTTATAGAAATGAAATAGCAAAGATTCAAGAAGAACAATTAATATTATCAATAAGGAAAACAAGTTTGCTACAATATTCTGTTGAACATCAAACTTTAATTTATGTATATTCTTTTCTAACATATTTAGTAGTTGAAAAAGACATAGCAAAAGATGATGAAAAAGAATCAAAATGGGTAAAAGCATTTAAAGATTATGAAGATTTTGCAAATCAAAAAGAGGATTTAATAAACGAAGCGTCTGGTAAAGCCTCATTAATTATTGGAAGCTTGTAAGCAGGTAATAATATGAATTATCAAACTTTTAAATACTTACGAGAATTAGCTAAAAGCAATTATTATCAAAGTTTATTTAGTCAAGTAAAAGAATTACATTTAAGATTGTTTGAAAATGACCGAGATTTATCAGATATTCAAATGCAGTTTATAAGTTTTTTAAACTTTTATGCAAATTTGTTTTTAGACTTTGCTTTAGGAGAGATAGAAGAAATTGTTTTTACAGACGAAATTTACGAGGACGCTTATACATATTATAAACAACATAAAAAAGAAGATTCAAATGAATCAATAACAAAACCAGATAAAAAAGAAGTTACAAAAAATTCAAAAAATTCTTTTGAATGGGTTTTTAAGCGACCTAATAAGAAGGTGACATAGAATGGCACTACAAGCAAATGTAGTATATGTAATTAGTTCAGTATGGCAAGGAAAAGGAGCAACTCAAGCTAGTAAGTCTCTTGAAAATATGGCAAGAAAAAATACTGCTGCTATGCAAAAATCAAATAGTAGTATAAAAGAAACTGGTAGAGTTTATTCCTCATTTTATAAACAGACTAAAGAAGGACAAGTTGCTATGGTAGGGTTGTCCCAAACTCATCAAGATGCAGCAGGAGTAGTGTCTAATAGTACTCGGGTTTATAGACGATGGGGTAGAGGATTTAGAGAAATAACAAAAGAAACTAAATTAAATTCTGGAGCTATGGCTAAACATAAACAGGGTTTGGCAGGATTAACTGAGGGATATGGTAAATTAGCTCTTAGAGCTGTTTCTGTTATTCCTATATGGATGACACTTAGAATGATAATGGGAGGATTAACTAAATTAGTTGGAGATAGTTTAAAAACTTGGAATGAATTAAATCAAGAAATGGGAAGAGTTGCAACTGTTACTCGTGGTACTGCTCAAGATATTAATAATTTAAGACAAGAAATATTAACTTTTAGTTCAGATTCATCTCGAGGATTTAAAGAAGCCGCTTCTGTTATGTATGCTTTAGGTAGTGCTGGATTGAATGTAAAAGAACAGATGATTGGTATGAGTCATATTATGAATGTAACTATTGGTACTTTTGGTAATGCTGAACAAATAGCTAAATTAGTTTCTGGAGCATATAATGTATTTGGTGATTCTATAGAAGGAGTTACAACTTCTTCAGAAAAATTTCAACATATATCAGATATGTTAGCTTATACATATTCTAAACAACAAGTAGAATTATCTGAAATAGCTAATGCTATGACATATGTTGCTTCTATTGGAAGTTTATTAAATATATCATTCGACACCTTAGTAACTACTATAGGTGTTTTAAATACAGGAATGTTAAAAGGTAGTAAATCTGGATGTTATGATGAAGAAACTGAAGTATTGACTAAAGAGGGATTTAAATTTTGGAAAGATGCAACTAAAAATGATGAGTATGCTACACTTAATCCTAAAACACATGAATTAGAATATCAAAAACCTACAAGAATGGTTAAAGAAAAGTATAATGGATTAATGTATAAAGCAAAAAATAAACATTTAGATTTGTTAGTTACTCCTGACCATTGGATGTATACTAGAACACAACATAAAGATTATGAGAGTAACCATGCTAGAGATATTTTTGGGAAAGAAAGTATCTATTTAAGAGGGGCTGATTGGACTGGGAAAGAACCAAAATATTTTACCCTATCTTCTTTTGAAAGAAGTGAAGGAAAAAATAGAGAACATGCTGTTGTTCCAAAAAAGAAAATAAAAATAGAAGACTATCTAGAATTCATGGGATGGTATTTATCTGAAGGTCATGTTAGTTTTTCTGAAAAATTTATTAACAATTCTCTTTATTCTATTGTTGTTAGCCAAAATAAATCTGGAAAATATTTTTCTGAACTTAAAAAATGTTTAGAAAAATTACCCTATAATTTCAATTATGGTTTAACACAACATTATGCTAGAAACCAACAGTTGTGGAGATATTTAAAACAGTTTGGAAAATCTCATGAAAAATATATTCCTAAAGAAATAAAAGAATTATCTCCAAGATTGTTAAAAATATTCTTAAAAACTTATGTTATGGGAGATGGAGTTTTTATTAGAGATGGGTTTAGGATTATAACTAGTTCTACTATGATGAGAGATGATTTGGAAGAAATTGCTTTGAAAGCTGGTTATGGAGTTCAACATAATAAAGTTAAGAGTAAAGGAAGTTTAGCAATATTTAAACATTGTACTTGTAAAAGAAATCACGATTTATGGCAAATTAGTATTACTCCAAGAATAGAATTTTCTTTTAGAGGTAAAAGAAGAATAACTAATAAAGTAAACTTTGGAAATTCTAAAATAGAAGAAAAATGGGCCCAATATAGTGGAAATATTTATTGTGCTGAAGTTCCTAATCATATACTTTTTGTTCGTAGAAATGGGAAAACTGTTTGGTGTAAAAATACCGCCTTAATGAATGCTTTTGTAAAATTAGCTGTTAGTGGAGATAAATTAGCAAATTTAGGTATAATATTTGACCCTAATCAACCTTTGGACTTTCTTGATGTAATGACACAATTAAATAAATTATATGGTGGTCAAGCTTTATCACTACAAAATTTAAAAGAAATAATGGATGTATTTGGTCGTAGAGGTGGTAGAGCTGCTGCTCAATTAATTAAAGATTTTGATAGATGGAAAGAAGCTATAGATGATTCTAAAGCTGAGTTTAAAGATTTTGCTCAATACATGAAAGATACAGCAGAAAATACTTTACCTGGTTCCTGGGCAAAATTATGGAATTCTGTAAAAGTAAATATAGCTGGAAGTTTAGGTGAAATGAAAGGATTAATCGATTATATTGTAAAAGCTTCAGAAAAGTTGGAAAGAGGAAGAGTAATAAGTCAATATGAAAAATTTCTTGATAAAGGAGATGTTAGAACAAGTAAATTTGCTAGTGTTTTACCTAGTCTTATTAGTTCTGTTGCTGGTCCTTTAGGAACAAGACCAGGATTAGTGATAGAGGAAAAAATTGCTGGAAAAACAAGAGATTCTCTGCAAAAACAGATAGAAGCGAATAAAACTTTAATGGATTTTTATAATCAAGCAGAGGTATCAGCTAATAGAACAAAAAAAGAAAAAGAAGAAACAGTAACTTTTGACAAAATTTTAGCAAAATTAGGAGAAGACAAACTTAAATATAGTTGGTCTGAAACATTAGTTAATGAAAAATTAAACAAAATAATTGATACTAGATTAGGAGGAGTAAAAGCTGAAGGTAAAACACGTGAAGAACTTTTAAAGATATTAAATGATGAACTAAAAATACAAGAAAAACTTTTAATAGGAGCTTCAAAGTTAAATAGAGAAGATAAAGTAAAATTTGAAAAGATAAAAAATACTGCTAAATATGAAATGATGTCTCTTAAACATGTAAGAGAAAGTGTTATTGCAAGAGAAAAATTATCAGATGTAGTTAACCGTGTAAATGTAGTAATTGCTGAAACTAATAAAAAAGAAGAAGACACTGCAAAAACAGAAAAAAGACAAATTAAATTTAAGTTAGAAAGTTTAAGTGTTGCTAAATTAATTGCTGGAGAAAATAACGAAGCGATTGCAGCTTATCTAAAAATAGGTGGAGTTCAAACAGATATTCTTGATATAGATAAAAAACGATTAGAAGTACAAAAAGAATTGGCTGCAGAAATTCAAAACTATTCTGATAAATTAGAAAGTTCTTTATCTGGTATATTTAAAGAGATTTTAACAGGTGAAGAACAAGTGGTTAATGTTTTTCAAAGAATTGGTGATTCAATGAGAGATACATTATATGGTGCAATGGCAGATTCTTTTTCTAAAGCTCTAATAAGTACTGGATTAGGTGATGCTTTTGGAGGAATTGGTAATAGTTTAGAAAATATGTTTCAAACTCCTGAACAAAAATTAGAAAAAGCTGGAGAAGATGGCATTACTGCAGGGTCTGTTATTCTTAATACAGCCTTGCTAGAAACTTTTGTTAAAGGGGCAGAAATTATAAGAAGTGTTTCTCCTCTTCGCCCAGCTAGTACAAAAGAATCTATAGAAGGTATAGAAGAAGCTCTTAATTATAGAGGGTCCGCTGACTCAGCATCAGCATTGAAATCATCTTTAATGAGTGATTTCTTTACAAAGATATTTACAGACAAAGAGGAACCTGTTGCTACTGTTATGGGAAAACCAGTTTTTGAAAGCCAAACAAAAAGTGTAGGTGAAGATTTTAATAACACAGTAATAAAATCTGGTGCAGAGATGGGTAAAGAAGGTGGTAAAGAGTTAGTAAGAGGTGCTAGAGAAGTAAGTGAGATTGCTAAAGAAGATAGTACAAAATTACTTACTGGTATGGCAGCAATATTTTCGCAAGCTGCTTATTCAGGTAGAGCTGGGGAAAGTAGTGCTTTAAGGGGAATATCAACGGGGCAAGGAATTATTAGTACTCTAGCAGCTCCGTTTTCAAAAGCTCAATCAGGATATGGACAAAAAGGTGGACAAATTGGTCCACCAACTCAAGCTCAAGCTAGAACTCAAGCATGGGGCCAAGCAGGTAATATAGCAGGTGGTGCAATAACTGGTGCAATAGCTGGGTATTCTCAATATAAAGCTATGACAGGTGGAGGAATAAGTAAAGGATATTCAGGAGTAGCAAGTGGTTTAACAGCAGCAGGAGCAATGATATCAATGATTCCAGGTTATGGGACAGTAATTGGTGGTCTTATGATGGTAGCAGGAGCACTTATGCAAGTATTTGCACAACCTAAAGCAGCAGAAGCAGCAAGAAGTATAGAAAGTAGAGTACAAACAAATCAAGTTACAAGTCGTATAGATGTATCTAATAAACAATTAGAACTAGTAAATAGAAACTTATTAGCTTTAAAAGATGAAATGACATATATAATGCAATCCTCTTATTATTTTAGAGAAAAAACTGTTGAGGACAGATTTGCAATAGACTCTCAGAGAGGAAACCTATAATGTCACGAAAAACTTGGATAGTATATAAGAAAGTAGGAAGTTATTGGAGTTTGGATGGAGCTTTATATCGTCCTAATGATAATTTTCCTTTACAAAAAGTTTCTACTCAAAAAAGAGTTCCTTTAGTTGATGGAAGTAAAGCTTTTGTAACAACTTCTACTTATTATGTTAATCAACCTTTAGTGTTTCAATGGTATTATGATGACGGAACTACTAAAACAAAAGTAGAAACTTATATTAATAATCAGAATGATTTAAAAATAACAGACCAAAATAATACAGAATATACAGGAAGATTTGTTTCTCTTGATTCTAACTTAATGTTAGGAATAGAACCAGACACTTATGATTTAACAGCTAAGTTTGAAAGAATGCCAGATATTACTGCATCAAGTTCTATATCTAGTTCCTTATCAAGTAGTTCAAGTAGTAGTTCAAGTTCTTCAAGTTCGAGTATTAGTTCTAGTAGTAGCTTTAGTTCTAGTAGTAGTAGTTCAAGTTATGGAGGAAATACTGTAAGTTTTACTGGTTCAGATAATATGAAAGATACTTATACTTCTAGTAGCGATGCAGCTAGTAATTTTTCAGGTGAAAGTGGTGTTCTACAAATTGGATATGAACCTGTTACTATTAAACGTGGTTATTTTAAAGTTACTAATTTATTATGGGATATTCAATCTACTGCTGTAATAGAGTCTGCTGTATTAAAAACATATTGTTTTAATAGTAGATATTCTAAAAGTTGTAGAGTTTATAGATGTACTCAAGATGTAGATACTACTGCTATAACATGGAATACTAATGTTACATTTACAACAGATGATGGTGCTTCACCAAATGTATCAGACCCTGCTTGGATTGAAGCAGATGTTACTGATATGGTTCAATGGATAATTACTAATCAAACAAATTATGGTTTTGTTATGAAACAAGATAATGAAGCAGTTCAAGGTTCATGGGACATTCGTCTTACTGAATATACTTCTCATAAACCTGTTTTAGAAGTAACTTATTACTTAACTTCTAGTTCTTCATCATTAAGTTCATCTTCAAGTTCATCTTTTTCAAGTTCTTCAAGTAGCAGTTCTATAGGAGCGTAAAATTATGGCAAGAAGCACATGGTCAATATATAAAAAAGTAGGAGTTTACTGGATTGCAGACGGTACTTTTTATCGTCCTAACGAGACTCTTATTACTAATAAACTATCTACACAATCAAATATTCAAAGAAGTCAGGGTGGTAATGTTTACATGACTCCTTCTACAAAATATATTGATGAAGTAATAAGTTTTATTTGGTATTATGATGATTCTACTATGAAAAATAAAGTAGAAACTTATATTGAGAATCATAATGATATAAAAATAGTTGACCATAGTAGTAATGAATATATTGGAAGATTTTTATCTATAGATGTTGGGTGGATACATGGAGAATCTTCAAATAGATATGATATTCAAACTACTTTTGAATTTATGCCATTAATGACTGCTTCTAGTTCAAGTAGTAGTCTTAGTAGTTCAGTAAGTTCTTCAAGTTCTTCAAGCTCTGTTTCAAGTAGTTCAAGTAGTTCAAGCTCTTCAAGTTTATCTTCAAGTTCTTCATCAAGTTCAGTTTCATCTAGTTCTAGTAGTTCTAGCTCTTCAAGTTCAGTATCAAGTTCTTCAAGTAGTTCATCATCATCAAGTTCATTATCAAGTTCATCAAGTAGCTCATCTTCAAGTTCTTCTAGTTCACTATCAAGTAGTGTAAGTTCTTCTAGTAGTTCATCTTTTGCTTGTATTTATGATATGTTTGACATTGATGCTAATCTAGTGTCTCATTGGAAAATGAATGATAATGCTACTAATACTACAATTGTTGACAGTAAAGGAACTAATACTGGTACATTAGGAGTAAACACAAATACTATGACTACAAATGGTAAAATAAATACTGCTTTGTTTTTTACTAATGGAACAGCTAATTTCGGAAATGATGCTAGTTTAGATTTAGATGTATTATCTATTGCCTTTTGGATTAAAGGTCCTGCACAAAGTGCATACAAAGATTTACTATATAAAACAATATGGAATACTACAGGTTATCGTATTTCAGGAGATTTTGGTACAACAAACATTAGAGTAAGAATTGATACTTCTGCTGGTACTAATCAATCAAATGCTCCACTAACAGTTTATGATAATACTTGGAATCATGTTGTTTATACAATAAATAATAATACTGGTAGAGTAGAAGGTTTTCTTAATGGAAACTATACTTCTGGCTATAATTATTTACCAGGAACAGGAATTAAAGTTCCCGCTAATAATTTTTATTTTGCTGGTAGTATGAATTCAGTTGCAATTGATGATTATCGTATTTATAATGCTATTATTACAAGAAATAAAATTAGAGCTATATATAATCAAGGAGAAGGTACTGAAAATCCATTAGGTTGTGCTAGTAGTTCTTCTAGTTCTAGTAGTTTGAGTGTGAGTTCTAGTAGTAGTTCTTCTAGTTCATCAAGTTCTGTTTCAAGTTCTTCTAGTAATTCATCTTCATCAAGTAGTTCTAGTCTAAGTTCTTCTTCATCATCTATTAGTTGTAGTACAGGTAATCAATTCTGGAACTTAGAAGATAATTTAGTAGCTCAATGGAAATTAAATGATAATGCTGCTAATACTACTGTTGTATGTTCAAATAATGCTACTCATAATGGAATAATGTCTGTAAATACCGATGTTGCATCTGTAGCAGGTAAAATAGGAACTGCTTTAGATTTTAATGGTGATAGAATAGTTACTGTTTCTAACCATTCAGATTTTACATTTACTAATGACTCTCAAGATGAACCGTTTTCTGTAGCAGCTTGGGCATATATGGATGAAATAAATGGTTATGATGTAATAATATGTAAATATTCTGGAGGTAGTCAATCAGAATGGTGGTTTGGAATAGATTGGACAGAAAGACCTGCTCTTTTTCTACGTGATAAAACAAATGCTATAGCCTGTTTTAGACAAATAGATGATGCTTTAGCTAAAGGAAATTGGTATTTTATTGTTGCTACTTATGATGGTTCAGGTGGAAGCACTGCTACTAATGGAATAAAAATATATATAGATAATTTAGAAGTTGCCTCAACTCCAAATAATGAAGCTTCATATGTCTGTATGAGAGCCACTCCTACAGATGTAACTATAGGAGATAATGCTGGCAGAACTACACCTTATGAAACAGAATTAGACAATATACTGGTATTTAATAAAGAATTATCGCATAATGAAACTCTTGGTTTATATAATGAAGGAAGTGGAACAGAAGCATTAAGAGGTTGTTGGTCAAGTAGTAGTTCTTCTTCATCATTTTCAAGTTCATTATCAAGTTCATCAAGTAGTTTATCCTTATCTTCATCTAGTTCTTCATCATCAAGTAGCAGTTTATCAAGTAGTTCATCAAGCTTATCATCATCAAGTTCAAGTAGTACTTTATCTACAAGTTCTTCATTTTCAAATTCAGTTAGTAGTTGTGTTCCTAGTTTAGCCACTTATTATTTTGATAGTTATGATTCAGGTGGTGAGGAGTGGCCTCAAAATCCTGAGTACATGGTTGATAATAATACTGCAAATCTTGCTCAAAGTAGCAATGTAGCAGATGTAGTTGAACTTCTTACTGGAAATACTTGTGATGGAACAGATTTAGGAACAATAACAAAAGTTGAATTACGAGCCTTTGCATATACTCTTTTCAATGCCCAAGACAACTATACATATCTCAGACCTGTATTTGGTGGGGGCGATGGAGATAATCATAGTATTACTGACCAAAGTCCTGCTCAATGGTCTCCTTATTATGAAATTACAACAGATTCTAATGCACCTAGTCCTTGGACTTGGGCTGCCGTCCAAGCCTTGAATTGTGATGTTGATTATAGAGTTGGACCCTCCACAAAGGTAGAACATACGGCTAGTAAGGTAGAAATCCGGGTTACTTATTGTGAGTAATTAAATGAAAATATTAGAAAATAAAATTGAATTTAAAATAGATTTCATGTGTAAATGTGAAAATTCTAGATTTATAAAAAAAGAAATATGTTCTACACATATAACATTATTATGTGTAAAATGTGAGAAAAAATTTAGAATCAAAATCTTTACTGAGGAGATAAAATAGTGGCTAAACAATTAACACCAGTGATACAATCGCAAATTTCAAGTCAAGATATAAAAATAACTTTCATATTTAAAATTAATAATGTTGTTTATTCTAGTTTTTTACTTGATTGGAGTATTTCTGCAAGTAAAGAGTTTGGTTCTGTTTCAGCAACATTTTCACTTAATAACAATGATGAAAGATTTAGTACCGACGGGAGTGCAACAATACAAGTTGGAGATGTTATAGAATTTATAGAAACCTATACTGATGACCCAACTGAGTGGACAAGATTTTATGGAAAAGTTAATCAACGTGCATTAAATAAAGGAGTAACAAGTCGTACAATATCTCTTAATTGTTTAGATTATCTGTCTGATTTACAAACTTGGGACATAGATTTAGAAGTTGAAGGTACTAAATTTGAAGTTACTGAAGAAACTTTAACTCCAAATTATTTAGCATCTCCTAATAATATGTTTGCACAACTATTCGATTTTACTAATGATGCTATAGCAACCAATCCTATGCCAATATTAATGATTAGAAATAAAGATACCTCAGTTGATGACCCTCAATATGATGGTTTTGATATTCTTTATGCTGTTGGTCAAGTTCAATTTGGAGCTCCATTAAATGCAAGAGATAATTATGATGTAGTAGCTACTTCTTATTATTTTTATTCAACTGGAGTATATTGTGAAGATGTATTAGAGGAAATTTTAACTACTCCAGATGGTTATGGAAATTATTTATTTGGTGAATCTTCTGCTCAAGATGTAATAGATAATCATTTAACATCTACTTATCAAACCGAAATAGGTGCAGGAACTACAGATACTTTAACACCAAACTCAATATCATCAGATGTTACTATTCAAACCCAATGTGCTGCTTGTTCTGCTGGGGACACTAGTCTTGTTCTTGTTTCTTCAGATGGCTTTCCAACTATTGGTCAAGCTAGTTTAAATGGAGATATATTTACTTGGACAGGTATTACTAGTAATACTCTAACAGGTATTCCTGCTACTGGTAGCTATGCTTTAAAAGCTCATCCTGCTTGGAGTTATGCAAAATATGAAGCAACTTATCTTCCTGGACAAGTTTGGTATTTAAAATATTCTAATTTAGTTACTACTTTAACTAATGGTGATTTCACAATTCCTGGAGCTACAATGACTTATCTTGATAAACGAAGAGGTAAAATTATTCTTAATACAGCAATTTCTACAAGTGCTACTGTAGTTTGTGATATTAATTACACATTTAAAACTTTACAAGCTTCTGGAGTAGAATTAAATAGAATAACATTTCGTTCTAGAGAAATAGACAATAGACTTGGAGCTATAAATAAATTACGTGAGTATTTAGCACCAAATTATATTATACGTACTGAGGGAAATGACAAAATTTGGGCAACCTATCTGACTCAAAAAACCAATGCTGATTATACATTAACATTAGTTCAACAAAATTCATATTTAGAAGATGAAGATTTATATACAAGAGTATTATTTTATAGAAAAAATAAAAATCCTACCAATCTATTATTTGATGAAAGTGTAACATTTAAAACTACTGGATACCCTTATAAAGCTTATACAAATAGTCCTGTTACATTAACTTTTGATGGAACTACTGATGGGTGGCATACTTACTCAACTACTATTAGTAATGCAGGGTATATTAAGTTAGATGTTTATAAACCTAAAATCTGGATAAATAATGTTCAAATAGATGATACTCCTTTACATCTAATATCACAACCAATTAAATACGAAAAAACAACAAGAGTGGATTCTTGGACAGAACAGGAAGATGGTAAAGATGAAGAAGTAGAAATACATACTAGAACTTTTAATTATTATAAAATTAAGTTTTTTGGACACCAGAGCTTGGCACCTAATAAAGATATAAATGTATATGATGTTAATGGGGCAGAAATATTAACAATTCCTGCAAACGATACTGCTATGGATTATGCTAGAGGAGTTTATACAGTTCCTGGTAGTGGATGGAGAATAAGAGAATTAACAGAAGATGAAAAAATAATAAATGAACGATTTCCAGGACTAATAGTAAATCCACTAGAAGCCATGCCTATTAGTAATGCTATAATAGAAACTGTTTCTACAGCATCTTATTGGGTAATGTATTCTACAGCAGGATTAGAAATAGATTATGATAATGTTTTATTTAAGATTGATAATATAAATATACCAGACCCTACAAAAGCAGTAGTTACTGCTCAATTTGAATATATATCAGTACATACATCTGTTCAAGGAATAGCAGCAATCACTGATGGAAGATGGGATACTCAATGCCAAACAGAATTTTATTCATCTCCTCCAGGGGGATATACTTATGGAATTTTGGATTTAGGAGCAACTAAAACTATACAAGCAATTGATATAATATCAGGTTTTTATAAACCAGATGAATATAGAAAATTTGATACAGAAGTAAATTTTACTTTACAATATTCTTTAGATAATGCTTCTTATTATGAAATCAGTGATAAAACTCATAATTTTCAATTAGTTGGAGGAGAAGCTAAAAGCATTGAAGAAAGTGATTTAGGAGTAAATTTTGAAGCAAGATATATAAAACTTATATTAGAAAATGTTAAAAAAATAGATTTTAAAATTGGATTATATCCTGTAGTTATAACTGAAGTGGCTATGTATGATAATATTATCTTAAAAGCAGAAGCAAAATTAATAGGAACAACTAAATTAACTCAAAATGTATCTCCAGGAGATACAACTATTTATGTAACAGATACTTCTACATTTACTGACCCTGTTAGTAGTTCTTCTAGCTCATTATCTAGTTCTTCAAGTAGTTCATCTTCATCTAGTTCATCATCAAGTTCTGTAAGTAGTTGGAGTAGTTCATCTTCATTAAGTTCTTCATCTAGTCTTTCTTTGAGTTCTTGGAGTTCATCTTTAAGTTTCAGTTATTCTTCTACAAGTTTAAGTTCTACTTCAAGTAGTTCAAGTACTTCATCTTCAAGCAGTTTTTCTTCAAGTAGCGTATCTTTTTCAAGTTCATCTTCATTGTCATTATCAAATACAGAAGATATAGCTTATATTAAAGATAGTAGTGGAAATTTTCATGTATTTACATATACTGGAATAACTTCTACTTCATTTACTGGTTGTACTGTAGATTCTGGAGTGTCTGGTCTAGTAGGAGATTATGTATATCAAAGTATGGAAAGTGATACAACATTATATGATGATGATGGATTATTATCTCAACTTGGAGATAAAGTATTTAAAGAAGTAAAAATAAGTGATGAAAACTTGTATACTCAAACTCAATTAGATAGTTTAGCTAAAAATTATTTAAGAGAGTTTTACAAAAATCATTCTAAAATGAAAGTAGATGTTTTATATTCTCCTTATTTAAAAATAGGACAAACTATATCTGTAACTGATAGCTATAATAATATATCTGCCGTTAATTATTTTATAGAAGAAATAACAGATAAACAGGGCTCTTATGCGTTAGTGTTAGCTAGGTACCCTGGTTAAATAGAAAAGGAAACATGATATGAAAAAACCCATGACTAATGATTTACGTAAAAAAATAGCAATGTATATTAAGAATCATATAGATATAAGTGATTTGATAAAAGATACTAGTATTAAAGGAGAAAATTTATCTAGAGCTATTATTACAGCTTTTAATCGTCCAGGAGATGATATTTCAGGATGTAATTTCTGTGAAGCTATTATAGGTGAAGAAGATAAAATTACTAATCTTAGTAGTATTACTGGTATAAATACAAATTGGCAAAGAGTAATATTTAAAGGGAAAATATGGTTTCGAAAAGCTAATATGAAAAATAGTAATTTTAAAGGAGCTTTTGCTCCACTACTAGATTATAGATTTGCTGATTTAAGAAATTGTAATTTTTGTGATATGGTAATTAACAATGGTTCTAGTAAAGCTACTGGAGCAATATTAGATGCTAATTTTTTCAAAGGATTTGCTGAACAGTGGGGAGTAGAAATAACAATGAAAAAAAGTAAGAAAGAGGAGACAAAATGACAGAAGAAAAGAAAACAGAAATTAAGGTTATTACTTTAGAAGAATTGGAAAAAGATTTAGAAAGCAAAAAAACTGTAAAGGTAGAGATGGAAAGAATATTTCAGCAAGTTTTAGGACAAATTAGTTGTTTAAAAACATTGATAGAAAAAGTTAAAGGTGAAGATAAGAAAGAGGAAAATAAAAACAAGGAAGTTAAAAACTAAACATGCTTACTTATTGTAAGGATTGCGGAAAAGAAATTTTGGAAAAGTCAACTTATTGTCAAAAATGTTACTTATATAATCATAATCCAATGGGAAATTTTAATAAAAAACATCGTTTATTTTGGGGAGATAATATTCCTAAATGTACAGACTGCAATACTAAATATTGATTATAATAAAAATAATAATAAAACAGATAATTTAATTACACTATGTAAATCGTGTAATGTTAGAGCAAATTATAACCGGTCTCATTGGTTAGCTTTTTATCAGCAAAAAATGGGAGAGGTGATATCATTTTAACTTATAAAAGTCTATTCTCTCTTGTAAATGAACAAATTAATCAGAGAGCACAATATAAAACTCAAGAACCATATGGAATACAACTAAATCGTTCTCAAACTATGTCAGAACCTTTTATGATGTCTGGTAGTGGTAGACGAGATATAAATTCTCAGTCATTAATAGCAGCTATGCAAACTGTACTAAATGATGCGTTGCCTAATAATATTATAGAAGGTCTTGAAGTAACTCAAACTTCACCAATTTCTAATGCTGTAATAGTGACTGCAGGAAAAGGTTCTAGTGCTGGAGTAGTTTATGAATTAGATGAAGATACTACATTAACTGTTCCTTTTGACAATGATACTCAAGTATATTATGTAAATTTATACGCTGATAAAATAGTATTTGATAAGAAAAAAGATGATACTAGACTTAATATAGCTAAAATTATAGTTCCTAATCCAGGAACTAGTGATAAAGTTAAAGACAGAAGAAAAGATGATTATCCATGGGATGCTTATATTATTAATATGCATAAATATTATCTATATGGAATAAATAATCAACTTGAAGAAGATAGTATAGATTTATTAAGAGATGCTATTGGTGATATTTTAGCAGATAATATAGTAGGAAATCTTCGTCTTAGTGAAAACTTAAAAATTATAAATACTTCAGGGAGTTTGGAATTAGATAGTCAATCAATAAAGATATTAAATGAAGATGAAGATATTATGGCTAAGTTTGATAAAAACGGAACATTCTTTTACGACACTGATGGAATAGAAGTTGCTAAATTTAGTATAGATGGAGCAAGAATAGGTAATATAGTAATTAATACTAATTCTTTACAATCTAGTAATTTTCTATCTGGAGCCTTAGGTGCAGGATTTCAAATTAATGATGATGGAGATGCAGAATTTAATAATATCTATGCTAGAGGAAAAATATCAACTTCTGTTTTTGAATACGATACTATTTCAGCAGTTGGTGGTAATGTATTAGTATCTCATGATGCTGATACCTTAGATGCAGATATGACAGCATTAGATGCTTCTACATTACAAATAGTTGGAGATGTAACTTTTGAAGTAGGAGATATATTGAGAATGAAAGACGGCACTGATGATGAATGGTTAGAAGTTACAAATGTAGGTTCTGCTCCAATTTACTCTGTTACTAGAGATAAAATTAACTTATATAGTGCTAATAACAATCCAGCTTGGACTAAAGGAACTGCTGTAGTAAATTATGGTGTAAGTGGAGAAGGTGGTATATTTTTAACAGCTTCTGAAACTAATGCTCCTTATATGTCAGTCTATACTCATACAGGAACTCCATGGTCTTCAATTAATACTAGATTAAGAATTGGTAATCTTAACGGATATTTAGGATATTCTAGTGATGAATATGGTATTGCTATTGGAGAAGAAACTAAGTATTTAAAATATGATACAACAAATGGATTAAGGATTGCAGGAAATACTTTACTAGGAGCTTTAGATGTTTCTACAGGGGGTTATATATCTTCAGGTCAATCTGATTATGATACAGGTACAGGTTTTTGGCTTGACTATAATAGTGGAACTCCAAGATTTAGTATAGGTAATTCTGCTGGAGATAAACTTACTTGGGATGGCTCTGCATTATCTATTACAGGTGTTATCACAGCAGAAGCAGGTTCTAGTGGTATGGGAGGTAACTCTAATCAGTTATTAGGTAATGGTGATTTTGAAAAATGGGCAGCTGGTGTTTCTGCAGCACCTGATGATTGGACGTTGAGTGGTGGAGGAAGTGTTGCTCAAGAAGACACAATAAAGAAACTTAGTCTTTACTCTATGGAAGTTGTAAGTGATGCAAGTGGTAATTATGTTTATCAAGCATTTGGTGCTGAGTTAGGTCTTACATATTGGCAAGATAGAACAGTAACTTTTAGTTGTTGGACATATGCTACAGATGTTTCATCTGCAAGACTTAGACTATATTTTAAAGCCGCTGATAGTAATTATTCAGATTACCATACTGGAGATAGTACATGGCAACTTTTAACAGTTTCAGCTACTCTCCCTGCAGATGCTACTAACGTAGAAGCGTATTGTTATAATAATGGTAATACAAAAACAGTTTATTTTGACGGAGCAATGTGTGTAGATGGTTCAGCTTCTCAACCTTATGCTCCAAAGAATTATTCTCAAGAATGGGTACATTCATCAGATGTTACAAGAATAGATGGTGGAACTATATACACTGGTACAATAATTGCAAGTGCAATAACTACAGCTACATTATCAGCAATAGCAGCAGATTTAGGAACAATTACAGCAGGAACAATTACAGGAGCTACTATTCAAACAGCAACTAATGGTTCTAGAGTATTAATGGACACTGATAAATTGGTAGCTTATGATGATTCTTCTGCTCCAGGAGCAGAGATATTTAAAATTTTGTTAACTGGTGCAAATGTTGGCGATGTAATTATGGGAGATAGTACAGAAGCAGGAGACCATGTAAAATGGGATGCATCGGAACAGGAATTATTACTTGTAACACAAGGTAGAGAAATTAACCTTGCATTTACAGACCCATTTGTAGGATTTACAGCAGGTTTTGGTGGTGATAGTTCAGATGGAGTTGTTACGATTTCTGGGGCAACAGATATATCAGAAACAACTAAGCAGTACAGTAATTTAACAATTAATAATGCTATTACATTAACTGCACAGAATTGTGTTATAGGAGTTACAGGAACACTTGTAGTTATAGGAACTATATCAGCTATTGGTGGTGGTGGTGCTGGAGGTGGTGGTGGTTCATTTAATGGTGATGGAAGTGTTGGAACTAATGGTGATGACCCTGGTACTGGAGCTAGTGGTGGAGGTGGTGGTGCTGCACATTATAGTGCAGAAGACCACCAAGGGGGAGCAGGTGGTGATACAACTGCTTCAGGTGGTGCTGGTGGTGATGATAGTAATGGGTCAGCAGGAGATGCTCCTGCTGGTGCATATGTAGATGCTGCAAAAGCATGGTATAGACAAGATAGATTATTAGCAGTAGGTAAAGGTGCTGGTGGTGGCGGTGGTGCTGCTTCAGGTGGTGGTGGTAGTTGTACAGGAGGTGAAGGTGGAGCAGGTGGTGGTTATTTATATATTGAATGTGAAAAATTCGATTTAAGAGCTACAGGAACAATATCAGTAGCTGGAGCTAATGGTAACCAAGGTTCTGTTAGTTCAAATACTGGAGCCGGTGGTGGTGGAGGTGGTGGAGGTGGAACACTTTGGATACGATATGGTTCTGTTATAAACAATTTAGGTTCTACTGTGGCAGGTGGAGGAACAGGAGCTACTGGTGTTCAGAATGATGGTGTACCAGTATGGAATGGTGCAGCAGGTGGAGCAGGTACAACTTATTTATCACAGTAGTGAGGGAGATAATCTTATGAAGGGTACAATTCAAGAACTAAAAAATAAAACTTTAAAAACATATGAATCATTTAATCAAAATAGACATAATTTAAAAGCTGAATTAATGCGAACAGTTATGTCATTACAGCGTACAATAAATGATATGAAAGAAACAATTGAAATTCAAAATAAGAATATAGCAGAATTAGAGGATAAAGTAAATGAAATTAGAAAAGTTTCTCCATAAAAAGAAAGAGTATCCCATTAGTATAAACGGATTTACTATGACAATGGTTTGTATAGATGGTAAAGTAATATCAGCTCATAAGAGAAAACCTGGAGTGATTATAAATAATGGAACTATTGAAACAGCTTACAATGGAGCTTACTGGTTAAGGCCAGATTTTAATGAATCTATGGAAGAAATGGCTTGTGAATTAGAAACCAAATTACAGCAGATAAAAAAGAAAACTATTTTAATAAAATTATATAAGGAGAAATAGATATGGCAACAGATAAAATTTATAGAGTTGCACCGAATGATACTAACTTAAATAAAATTAAAAATCTTAACGATATGATTATCTATCTGGAAGGGTTGGTTGAAAAAGGAAGATTTAATAAGAATGAACTTGACCAATTATATGAGATAGCTGATATTGCTAGAAAATATAAAAGAAATCAAGGAATAGGTAATACTACAGGAACATATACTGGTTGGACTCATTTGAAAGAAGAAGACGGATATAGTATCTGGTATTATATACAAAGTGATTATGTTTATAATGCAGTAAACAAACTGTATTTTGATGAACAAGTTCTTTCTAACAAAGGAAATGCCGATTCTGAAAGTGCTACTGCATTTGATAAAGTTTATTTATATGATGGAAGTTATGAAGACCATACAACAGAAGCAGCAACTGAAGGAGGAACAGAATTTAGTTTAATGGATGCTACTGGAGAATATTTATATGTTGGAGAGGCTGCTACATTTGCAGGTACTAAGATGGAGTGGCAAACCAGAGGAAGTAATTATACTTTAGTTGTTCAATATTGGAATGGTGCTGCATGGACAACAATGACAGCTAATGCAAACACCTTAGATGATGATACTAATAGTTTTGAAAGTAATGGTAGAATTACTTGGGTAATTCCAGATGATTGGGCTACGGTTGCTATTAGTGGACAAACTAAATATTGGATAAAAATTTCAACTTCAACAACCCCAGTAACTACTGCAAAAGCTTATTATATTATTCCTGGAGATAGTGTAATATCATTATTAGCTTTATCTAGCACTGAAATTATAAATGAAGATTGGGCATGGTGTAGTTGTTCTGCATCACCTACTCGTATCTATGTTACTATTAGAAATACAGGAAGTACTTCATATGAAGGAGATTATTATATCAATTCTTCTAGTAGTGTTACTAATAAACAAAACTTTCTTATTTACAATCATCCTTTTACAGCAGATTATAAAGATACTGATTATGATGCTGTAATAACTAAAACCAATAATTATACTATTCTTTCTAATGATGGTACTATATTAGGAAATACTACAAGTAATGATATAACACTTTATTTACCGACAGCAGTAGGAATAGAAGGAAAGCGTTATACAATCAAAAAAATATCTGCTTCAAATGCTTTATCTATTAATGGAAACAATACAGAAACTGTTGATGGGAAGTCTAATAGAGTTTTAAAAGATGATAATCAATCTTTAACTGTTGAAAGTGATGGAACAGGATGGCAAATAATTTATTCTCATACTTTATCATTATCATGGTCATCATCTAGTTCAAGTCTTAGTTCAAGTAGTTCATCTAGTTCATCATTTAGTTCTTCATCTAGTTCATCTTCAACAACATAAACATAATAAATTTGAAAGAATAATATGAAAGAAATACAACAAAGAACTTCTAAAGAAATAAGAAAACCTATAAAATTCATAAAAAATATATTAGGGAAGAATTTAATTGGTGCAGAAGTAGGTGTTTACAGAGGAAAACATGCAAAACAAATGCTTAGTTTTTTATCACTAAAAAAATTGTATTTAATAGATGATTGGAAAGTGAAATGGTATTTATGGATTAAAGAACAAAATGCTTATCAAGTTCAAAAAAATAAAAAAGATATATATGACAAAATTGTAAAATATTTTTCTAAACATCCCAATACTGAAATTATAAAAGAACCTTCAGTACTAGCTTCTCAAAGATTTAAAAACAATAGTTTAGATTTTGTATATATAGATGCTAATCATAATTATGACTGTGTGTTAAATGATTTATATGCTTGGAAAGAAAAGGTGAAAAAAGGTGGGGTTTTATGTGGTCATGATTATAATTGGTCTGAAGTACAAAATGCTGTTAAAACATATCTTAAAACACATACTAGAAAATTAAAAACTTATAATAGTGTTAGAGGAGATTGGTGGTGGGTTATTTCGTAATTAACCCCCCTCTAAAAGAGCAATAAACCGGGCTAATAAGCTTACTGAGCATACTTTCTGCTCAAAAAGCTACTTAGCCCTGTTTTTTGTTTAAATTCGTTAAAACGCTTATAATAGTGCTATTTGAATCGTATTTTGAATACATGTTTAGCTGTATTATCATCCAAAAATATACCATCATACACAATAATTTCTTCTGTACCATTAGTTCTGGTTATTTTATCTCCTTTATTAATCAACATAAAGTTCTCATTTTTCATTACGAATAAATTAGCACTTGAACAACCTGATAAAAATATACATGATACAATTAACAAACTAATTAACTTTGTTTTCATTTTATCTCCTATAGGTTCATTCCGTCATTAATAGCATCTATTATATCTTTTCTACTTCTTTTCTTAAAGCCTTCATTCATCTTTGTAACAGCTTTTTTCTTTTTTTCTCTTTTATCCTTATCAATTTCCAACCATCTTGTAACAAATAACATAACTGTTTTTAATGCAAGTAATATAGCAGCCATTTTTATTCTCCTATTCTAAACATTTTTAGGAATATGTAATGATATAAATAATATAATCCCATATTTATACAATTCCAAGTTATGGAAGTAGTTATAGCTAATTTAAATTCTCCTGTAATTATCCAAACAAATATTGTTAAACAAGATATAACGAACAAACGATAAACTAATCCACTTCCTATTAATCTCTTTACTTTAATTTGTCTCCACATTATTTTTTATTTTTACTTTCTAAAGTTTTATTCATTAACCCTATATTTTCTGAACACACTCTCATCATTACTTTATGAGCAAAATTACGAGTTACTTTTTTATGAATCTTTTGAGCTTTTTTTATTATTTGTATTTGTTTATAATTTTTCGGTTGATATAATAAAATACCATATTTTTCATTAGTTTTAGTTACCCATTTTTTAGCTTCTCCAAGTAAATAATCAGGAACACACATATAATATCTATTAGGTAAACAATAATTGTTACCTGCTATTGTATTTTTATATCTTTTATGTATAAACTTTTTAGCTTCTCCTACCCATAAATCTTGTTTACTTATTTTTATTTCAATTTCAATAATATCTTTCTTAGTTATAACTAGTACATCAGAATTAAGACACTCACTTGCACAAAGATATTGTCTATCATATCTGAAATAAGACATTACTGCATATTTAATTTCTAAACTATTCATAGTTATTATAATTTTCTTTCCTTTTTAGTATGTCTATTTGCTTGTAAATGAGAAATGCTCTTATAATTGTTTAAATAGATTATAGATTTTTTAAGAATTTTTATAGAATCTTTAGCATAGCCAAGTACAGAATTACAATTAATACACAATAATCCTCTTATTTGATTTGTAATATGATTATGGTCTACATGCAAAGAAATATTAGTATCTGATTGGGGTATTCCACAAATAGCACAGCAACCATTTTGTTTATTAAATATTATTTTATATTGCTCTAAAGTAATATTGTATTTTTTTATCAGTTGATAATTTTTTCTTTTTTCTGGATATTTTTTATGATAGTTTTCTCTATATTTTTTTTCTTGTTCTTTATGATTTTCATAATAGTTTTTTCTTTGCATTTGATATTTTTCTTTATATTTTTTACGATTTTTTTTATGACGTTTATCTATTTTTTCTTTGTTATTTTTATAATATATTTTGTCATAATTTAAATGTTTTATTTTCCACTCTTTTAAATATTTTTTATACTTTTCTGGATGTTCATTCCTCCATTTTTTATTCATATTTGATTTTAATTATTTTTATTAATTATAAATTATTATTATGTTTTAAAATTCTGGATATCTGGTGATGTGCGATTACAATATTATTACATTTTACGTAAGGTTCTTTTCCATTAGGCATTGTTTTTATATAACAATATTTTAGAGGTAATTCAAAAACTTTAATATCTTTTCTTTTTTCTAATATATCTTCTAATATACTTTGTTCCCAACTACTACCATCTTGAGCTTTTGCGTACCATTCTGTACATAAATCTTTTACTATTTGTCGATTTCTAAAAAACATAGTCCCTGAAAGAAGTTCAGTAGTCTTGTCTTTTGGACGATTATACCAAGTATTCCAATGAAGAGTATGAAATGCTAAGTCGTATTCTTCAGGAATTTCGTTGAAAATTTGAGGATATTGTTCTATTGTAGCATCTGCATCTACAAACACTATATTGTCTTTTCCTTCATCTAATAATTGAAGAATAATTAAAGGTTTTTGAGCGGTATTTTTGTTCCAATGATGAAAGTTTTGAGCTTTAATAATTTCAAGAGGTACTTTTTTTTCTAGTTTATTAATAGAAGCTATTAAGTATTCATTAATTACTTCTTGATAAGGTGAATTCTCGGTGAAAAAGGCATAAACTGTAAAAGGTCTCATTTTTTCTCCCATTTATCAATTTGGTCTAACATGTCAAGTGAGTGATAGCAATCCATAGGAAGTTTTACTGCTTCTGAACCATCATACCAACAAGTAACTACAAAGTCTTTAACATTCTCTGGTAATTTGGGATTTCTTATACAAAAACAGCATGGTCTTTCACCAGAGGGTTGACCAGGAAATTTGGCTAATCCTGCTGAATGACAACATCCATAACATGTAAGATTTTTATCTTTTTCCATTATTTCTGTCCTATTTTTATTTTTTTCCATATAAACTCGTTAAAAATATATGTTATATGTTTAATACCAATATATGTAATTGTAATAGCAGTCATCTGTTTCCAACTACCAGTAATTAAATAAGTTATTGTTCCAAGTATTATATTACCTAGTAAAGTTTCATATGTTATACATTTAACAATTTTTCTTTTTAATCCGGTAAAATTTATTTTTAACCATATTCTTTCATGAAAATAAAACACAAATAGAAATACTCCGTGATGTATAAATGTAATTAATCCAGTTTGTACCCAATGTTTAGTATAGAAATATGTAACTGCACCTAATATTACTACTCCCATTATTCTCCAAATAATACTCTTAATAGCACTTCTTATTTTAGTTTCCATTTTACCCCCACTGTTACTTCATTACTTTTCCAATCATTTCTGGGATTCATATCTGTAGCAATAGATAATTCATCTGGTACTAAAGTCGTTTTTTTATCAAGACCTAATCCAGCACATCCAGAAAATAAAGTTAGTAAACATAAAATTGTTATTAATTTGTAATACTTAATCATTAGCATCTTCCTTTCTGATTCTTGTTTTAATAGCAGTACTACTTTGTGTAGGGTAATAGGGTAAAGTAATAACTTTGCCCCCCCATTTTTTCATTATTTTTTTATATTTTTTTATATTATTCATATTATGACTAGAAGATTCTATTAGAATATTAGGTTTAATTTTCTTTATATTATTTTCTGGAGAATAAGTATCTTGTAAAATTACAGCATTTACATATTTTAATGATTTTATAACTTTAGCTCTTTCTTCATATGATATAATGGGTTTAGATTTTTTCTCCATAATTGCTTTTTTAGATAATACTCCAACATAAAGAAAAGTCCCATAGTTTTGAGCTTTTTTAAAATATTTTATATGACCTACATGTAATATATCCCCACAAGCATAAGTGTAAACAATTATTTTATTTTTATTATAATTTTTTTTCTTCAATTTATATTTTTTATCAAACCATTTTAAATAATTATCTATTTCTTTTTTACCTAGTTTTTCCATAAGATATTCAAAAGTCTTTTGATGAAGAAGAGAATGTTTTTTTCTAGATAAAAGTATAGTTTTTTCGGAATTTTCTTTTAAATAAATATGATGTTTAACTGGATTTTCTCTCATTTTCCTTTTTGATTCTTCAGTGTGTTTTTTTCCTTTCATTCTTGATGCTCCATAGAAATGACTCTCTTTCCCTTTTATTCCTTTATTCCAAGCTTTTTGTCCTTTATGAGATTCACTTAATTTTTTTACATGTTCTCTAGATAATATTTTATTTTTCCAATAAGATGTTTGTAATCTTTTTTTGTTTTTGTTCCATGGAATCATTCCTTTTTTAAATCTTCCTTCAGAACTCTTTCTCTCTTTTTGAGATTTGCTCATTTTTTCTATAGTTTTTAAAGATAATTTTCTACCTTTCATATGTCTTCCAGTTTTCATATTTTTAGTTCTTTTATAAATTCCTTTAGGCATTATATATCTCTATGTAATAAGTATATACTAATTTCATTTTTTTCCTCTTTTTTGTATTACATAATAGTTATTTATTTTATCTGTTTTTTCTTTAAATTTTTTACAATTGTTTGCTATTGCAAATGTGCCATCATCAAATAAAGTACTTGCATCTATTATCCATCTACCATCAAACCATATAATAATTCCATCCTTAATTTCTTCTATTCTTAATTTATCTTTAAAGTTCTTTAATTTACATTTCCTCTTTTTTCCCCTTTACTTTATATAATATTGTTTCTTTCATTATACTTCTCATTAATTTTATAAAATCTTTATCATGTACAATCTCACAATCAGAACAATCCCAAATTTCTTCATTAGTTTTTTTGTTTATTATTATTTTACCCAATTCTTCTATGTTACAAGGATATAATGGACAAAAACAAAATGTACAATCTTCTAATTTATGATGACATGGATAATAGCTACAATTTTTTTTCTTTTTCATTTTTTTTAATTGTCCCGAACTTATATTTTTTCTCTGAAAATTTCAATAAATCTTTTGATAACCGTTTTGCATTTCTTTGACTTAATATAACTCCATCAAGAAAGGGAATTCCAGTTTTTATAAGATACCAAGCCCATCTAAATCGTTGCAAAAAAGATAACGGATATCTACCTACAAACCCATGTTGAAAGAAAGCTATATCTATTAGTGGCAATCCTTTATCTTCACTATATTCGTAACTCATCATAATTCCTTCGGTATGACAATTACATTCATAATATTTCATCCAAGAATCTTCTTGATATTTTTTCATTATATACCTCCATTATTATCTTAGTATAATAATCTTTCCAATATTTTTTGTTAAAATTAGCTCTACCATTACAACTTCTACAAACAGTAATTAAATTTGTTTTCTTACAATTCTTTTTATCATAGTCTATATGATGTATTATTAATACTTGTCCTAAAACAATAATATGTTCTTCTTCTGTCATATCACAGTTTTGGCAAGTATAATTATCTCTTTCACGAATTTCTAATTTTAAACTTTCGTTAAATATTTCGGGATATTCTTCAAATGATTTACCTCATTCTCTTAAACACTTACTAGTTGCAAACTGACAAGTACCACCTTTTTTTAATTCTCCAACAGGAAAATAAATAGCACCAACTGTTCCTGTATGATATACTATCTTCATTTTATTTTTCTCCATAATCTACAATTGTATCAAATCCTTCTTCAATTGTGGGATGTTCATATCTTCTATTAAAATTTTCCCAAACTGTTTCCCAAATTTCTTTAGTTTGATTTGCAGGGTTATTCATTCTTCTTTTTACAGATTCTTCTTTAGAAAGTTTAGGCATAACTAAAGCTTTAACTTTATACCCTTCTTCTTTTCCTGCTTGAATATAAGATTCTCTAGAAACTTTTGATATATTTACTTCATCAACAAGTATATTAATTCCTAATTTTAGAAACTTTTTAAACTGTTCAAATGCTGTTACTTTTATTATAGGTTCATATTTTGGATTAAATATATATTCGCCAGCACCTATAGCAAATCTCAAATCATCTCTAGATATAATTACATACCCATCTTTTTGTAATTTTTTTGTTATAGTACTCTTACCAGAACCTATATTTCCTATCATTATTATTACTTGTTTTTTTGGAATAACTAAAGTATCAAAATCTAAATAAAGATAATAGGAATCCAATGTTAAAACTTTATCCAATTCTTTCTGTTGTTCATTATTCAAAGAACTCCAAAAATGTTTTATTAAGTTTATACTATCTTGATATTCTTTTGAAGATTTAAAACATTCTTTAGAACAATATCCCTTACTTTTAATAAAATCATAATCACAACTACCACAATTATGAAATTTTGCTAAACAAGATTTACATTCTGTTCCCATTATTTCCCCCTATAGTTATCTATATTATTTACTATTTCATGAATAAATGGCCATGTTTGATATTTATTAAGTAACAAATCTCTAGCTTCTGTTATAGCTTCAATATTTTGTTCTCTAGAATCACTATTAATTATGTCAAGTATTTTAGTTGTATCTAAAGTATTATAAATATCTATGTAATGAAAAGCTTCTTTGGGTATGATTTCATGAACATTATTAGAACCAAAATATATTGGCATTGTCCATAGTAATAAAGCATCATAGAAACGTTCTGAAATATAATTTTTTGTAGGACCTACATCAAATTCTAAACTATATCTGTAATCTATTATACATTCTTTTCCTATTAAATGTTGACCTAGTAAACCATCTGGAGTAGCATGTCCTAAAGCTCCTTTATAAGTTTTTGGTAAAATAGGGTCCTCTCTAAATCTTTCTTCAGGTCTACCATAAAGGTCATAATCTTGATATTGATTTGTAAATTCTTGCATAAATTTAACTCTTTGAGCATACATAGAAATTTGAGTTTGATAAGTCATTACACAAGCTAATTTTTTAGTTTTTGTAGGTGGTTTCATAGACATTAATTCATCATAAGTATGTTTTATCCACCATTCACCTGCATTAAAATGTTTATCTAAAGACATTTTTATAGCACTATTGCCCATATCTTCAAAAGTTCTAAATACAGGACTATGAGATTCAACATAAGGGTGTTGACCACAATATATAGCTCTGTCTTTTGGATAACTTCCCTCATAACTATCAAAGATGACAGAAAAATCGGCTTTATTTGGGTTTAGAATAGCTGTCATATTCTTCCATCTACCTTTACAACCTGGAGTCATTTTAAGCAAAGTGTTTAAAAAGACTTCTGGGTTCTTAAAATGTGTACTTAAAAAACATACTTTTATATTATCCATTTTTGTTCTTCTTTCTTTGTAGAAATAACCCTATACCAGATAATAAAAGAAACATAGGTTCTTCTTGCTTTTCAGGCGGATATAATTTACTTACAGGTACTTTCATTACTTCTTTACTATTAATGGATGCTGTAAAACACCATTCTCTTTTATCACAACCATTATCTTCACAATCTTCTTTGTGACTTTTTACTGGGCACCAGGTTTCTTCATAACCAAAATAAAATTTATATTTGCCACATTCTAAACCTGCATAATCATCTGAACGATAAACATCTAAATGTTGTGTTTTACGATATTCAGTTTCTCTTTTTAATTTTTCTAATCTTTCTTCTTCTGCAGCTTCATATTCTAATTTACGAGCTTCTTCTTTTAGTTTAAAAGCTTTTTGTCTTTTATTCATTTTCAAACATTTCTCCTTATTTCTCCATATATTTATCCAAATTATTCACTATCTCATGAACTCTAGCAAATGTACTATATTTATGTAATGCTAAATCTCTAGCTTCAGCTAGAGCATCCATATGTTGTTCTCTAAAGTCACTATTAACTAAATCTAATACTTTCTGAGATTCTCCCATATTATTATCTGCTATATCTACATATTTGAAAGAATTTTTAGGAAAGAATTTTTCTACATTAGTAGAACCATAATATATAGGAAATGTCCAAAGTAATAAAGCATCGTAAAATCTTTCACATATATAATTGGTAGTTGGTCCCATATCAAACTCTAAAGAATATCTATAATCTATTATACATTCTTTTCCTTGAGTGTGGGCCATTTTAAATGGGTCGTAAGTATTGAACCCTAGAACTCCTTTATATATCTTACGTAAAGCACAATTTTGAAACTTTTCTTCGGGTCTTCCATATAAATCTATATTTTCAGATAACTGCATAAATCTTTCCAAGAATTCTCTTCTATGTCTATAAGTAGGTCTAGTATCTTGATAAGTTACAACACAACATAAATCTTTCTTTTTTTCTGGTGCTTTTAATTTAACTAAAGTATCATAATCATAATTTATCCACCATTCTGCTAGATTTAAATGTTTTTCTAGAGGAAATGAGGCTAAACACTTTATGTCTTTAAAGTCTCTATAATCTGCACATGCTTCGACACTATGAGGATGTTGTCCAAAATATAAAGCTCTTTCTCTAGGGAACTCTTCTTTGTAGCCGTCAAACACAATGAAATAATCAGCTTCTTTTATATTAGTTGTCGCTTCAATATTACCCCATTTACCTGAACAATTTGGAGTTTGTTTTTTCAATGTTTCTAAAAACATTTCTGGACTACGATAGTGCCAGGTTAAAAACATTACTTTATATTTTGTTGTCATATAATTCTCTCCTATTTTTATTCTTTTATTATTCTTCTTCCAGGTCTAATAGGATAAAGAGGAATTATTTTTTCTATAATTTCTCCACTTCCTCCACAGCGTAAACACATTGATTTTTCATTATCATCTTCATGTTCTTTTACACTACCTTTACCTTTACAATCTGAGCAGGGAATCAACTTTACTTCTTTTCTTTCTCTATAAGGTCTCATTTTATCTCCTTTATTTTTTTATAGCAAAACATGAAATCATAGGATAAGAATGTTCTACTATAGGTTCCCACATAATTTCTTTCCAACCTTTACCTAATAAGTTAGTGAATGACTTTTGTGTATATCCCCAAAAATGAGTAGAATATTTATCTTTTTGATTACAATATAAAAGTCGCATACAAAACTCTGGGTTAGGAGTTAAATACTGTTTTACTGTTTCTTCAATATCTGGGAAATCTATTATTAATTGTCCATTAGATTTCAATACTCTTTTTATTTCTGACATAATAAACATAGCTTCTGATGAAGAAAAATGTTCAATAGTTGATATTGCTACAATTTCTTCTACAGAATTATCTTCTATATCCCAAGATTTAGTTATATCCATTTTTTTATCAACTATAACTTGTCTTCTTAACACACCAAAAACATATTTAAAATAATTATCTATAGTTGTTTTGTTTTTTTCTAATTCTTCTTGAGAAACTTCAGATGTTAATTTACCTTTTATATCAATATTAGTGTATCCTGGAGATAAATATACATCTCCACAACATATATGTAACATTATTCTTTGCATTTTAATTCCTTTATTTTATTATGAAAATAATTAGCCCATTGTTTTCTAGAAAAATTAACTATACTATTGCATTTTCTACATAATGAAATAAGATTATTTTCTTTACAATTTTCTTTATCATAATCCACATGATGAATGTGCAATTTTTCTTTTCGTAATTTAATATGTTCTTTTTGAGTCAAATCGCATAATTGACATTTATATTTATCTCTCTGTCGTATTTTTTCTTTTAATTTTTCATCAAATTTGAATGGATAAGGAAGTTTACTAATTCCATTTTTCCAATTTGGATGATTTCTACCAGTATAAGGTTTATAACATTTTTTACAATAAATAGAGTGATAACTATTTAATTGCTTTTTGCAATTTTTACATCTTGGTTTTTCTATAGGAAGACCTTTTCTTTTTCTATTTTCTTTTTTTGTTTTTAATATTTTTTGAATATGTTCTTTAGTTTTTAGTTTATTTTGTAGAGATAATGAAATATTATTTTTCCATTTTTTAGTTTTTTTATATTGTCCTCTATTCGTTCTATTTGTTGACTGTAATTGTTTTGCAAGTTTAGTATGTTTTTTTCCAAACATAGGATTGTTTTTTCCTTTATATTCTCCTCGTTTAGATTTGCAAAAAGGGCATTTACAATTTATTTTATGTTTATATTTTTTCATGTTTTAATAATTCAGGGTTTTCATATATGTTACCAATGTTTTGTAAAAATTTTAATTTACCATCAGAGGGGTGTAAATCTTCTATTCTTTTTTCTTTCGTTATTTTATCTTTTATTTCTAAATAATAACCGTAACCAGATATATTTTCTTCATAAGATTCTTCATTATTATAATATCCGAATTTTATTAAAACCAATAAATCCTTATTAGGATATTGCAAAATATCATCTTCAAATATCTCTTTACCGTTCTTGTCCTTTAAACCTGTATATTGCATGAGAATAATATTTGTTTCTTTTGTCCACTCTTCTCCTGTTGGACCATGAATTGTTTTTAATTTTCCATCTCTTAAACAATATTCATCATATAAATCAAATATATCATATTCCATTTTTTGAATCTTTTTATTCCAAACTCTCAATTTAATTTTTCTCATACAGACACTCCAAATTCCTTTGTCAATATATTCATTAATTGATTTATTCGAACTTTATGATTATGATTTTCTCTAACATATTTCATTCCTTTTTTTGCAATAGCAATAGTATAAGATTTATCATTTACTATTTTTCTAGCTAATTGTACTACATCTGAAAAATCTTCTTTATATGCAACATATGAATCATCAGGAAATAATTTTTGTAAACCATATCTATCTGATTTATTAGTAAATAATAATCCTCCAGAACTCATAATTTCAAACATTTTAGCAGGTGTATGATTAACTGCTGATGACCCATTCAAATAAGCTCTAAAACTTTGTAATGTTTTAATATATCTTTCTTCTCTATGATGATTACTAAAATCTACTAAATAATTATGAGGTCTCAATAATCTTTTTACTGCATTTCTATAAATATAACATCCTGTATATCCTCCCATATAACATATTTTGTTTTCTTTTTCAATTACTCTCTCATTAGGAGAAAATATAGAAGTATCTACAGAAAATGGGAACCATAAAGATTTAACTTTTCCTTCTCTAATTGATTGAGAATAATGACGTTGAAGAATTAAATCTATCCCAATGTCAGCGTACCAATCATCATTGTCTTCCCAATGATAGTCTTCTTCTATAACTACTTTAGGACAATCATATTCAGTAAAATCTCTTGGCATCCAAGTAGGGCTATGAGAATGAGGTAAATTATCTGGGTTTCTTGGAGGTAAATATTTTTCAAACATTCTACTTTTAGTATTTAATATAACTATATCAAAATCGTAAGCTTTTTTTAAGTCTTTCATTGTTATTGTTTCTTCCCAAGGCATTACAACAAATTCAGGGTATTCTTCATGCATTCTATGACCATACCCTTTAACACTTGCTCCTGAATAAACATTCATCCACTTAGCAAAATCTACATGTAACCAATGGTCAAAGGCATAATCTGGAGTGTATCTGTAAAACCACAATATACGCATCATATTCTCCTTGCTGGTTTATGAATTTTACAATGACATCCTACACAGGTACTAACTGTGTTTGATTTTACCCAACATAATTCAGGATAATTTTTTTTATTTTTTCGATGATGAATAGTTTTTGCTGTTTTTTGACAATAACAACATATAAATTTATCTCTATTTAATATTTCTTCTCTAAACTTCAACCATTTTTTCCAGTGATGTATTAATCCATTTTGAATAGCCTCTAATTCTGTATATTTTCTTAGTTTTTTAGCTACCAAAGGTCTCATTTTACCAAACAATGATTTTCTAATTTTTTCTTTTGTTTGCTGAGTGTGTTTTTGACCTGTCATACCTACATGATTTTCTCGTAGTTTTTTCTTAGTTTCTTCAGTGGGATGTTTACCAGTATTAGCTTTTGCTATTTTATCTCGCCATTCTTTATTCATATTTAATTTCCTCTTTACCAAGTGAAAGCTTTTTTAAGAAATTCTGCTCTAGACAATTTAGTTTTTATCCACTTGTTATTTTTATTAAGTTTATAATGTTGTCCATGAATCATAGCTTCATCAATTATTTCATATCCAATAATTCCTGTTTTTAATTTTCTTTTTTTCATTTATACCAAACTTTTTCTATGGTCATATCTTTTGTTTCTATTAATGTAGGACCTGATTCTTTTCCTAATTCTGCAGCTACTAATCTATGTGTAACTAGTTCAACATTATTTCTTGTTTTGTTTAACATATCATATCTCTCAGATTTAAAAGGAGCCCAGTCATGATACTGATGTTCCATGTTTAAAGGCATCATAGGGAGTGGGTATTCACTATTATTACCTAAATTTTTATCGAACCATGACTGAACTCTCCACCACATATCGTTGTCTTCTGCTCCATATCCAAAATAATTCTCGTTCATTCCTCCGAGAGTATTAAAGAAGAAGTCTTTGTAACAAAACCATGCTCCTCCTACTGCTTGTAAATAAGAAGAACTTGTTAATCGTTCTATGGGATTATCTTTTCCTACTGTTAATTTGAGATATAAGTATGCACAGAAAAATTTAAATTGTGGCTGGGCATCTCTGTAAGTAAATACTTCTCCTAAATGCATAATTTTCAGTTTACTATCTGCATCAATAACTAATAAACTATTAGTATTAGCTTTTCTAGCAGCTACATTTATAATCCAACTTTTATTAAATTCTCCATCATCTCTTAGTACTATATGATTATTAACTCTTTCATGACCAGTAAAAGTTGCTTTAGCATCATTAAAAACTTCTTCAACTACAGTTAGTTCAAAAGGTTGAAATAATTGTGCTTTTAAGCTATCTAATAATACTTTTAAGGCACGTTCTCTAACTTCTCCACCATATGTATAAGGTATTATTACACTAAATTGGGTGTCCAATCCAATCCTCCTTTTCTTCCAACTTGTTTTCCACAAAAGTTACATAATTTAACAAAATATCCACTTCCATGAGCAGGAGCCCACTGTTCTTCTATCCAATCAGATACTTCTTCATGAGGACAAAGAAATTGAAGTTCATTTATTTCGCTTTTATGTCTGTTTCTCATTTCATTTATGTTTTCCATTTAAACCACCCTATTGTATTTATAATTATGAATAAAAATTGTAATCCAACAATGATAAACAATTCAGAGATAGAATATAAACAAATCAGAAGAACATTGCCTACTATCCAAATAGGCCAACACCATCTGTTTTTGTATGCATTTAATATTAAACCTATAGCCATTGTAATAGCAGCTATTATCTGTAATGTTATAAGGTTCATAAATTATCTATTACTGTTTTTATGCGAGGCCATACCTGATAGGTATTCAAAAGTAAATGTCTTGCTTCTTTCATATCATCTATATGTTTTTCTCTGAAATTACTGTTTATAATATCTAATATATATTCTGGAGTATGATTTGGATTAAACAAATCTAAATATCTAAAAGAATTTTCTGGTAAATATTTATGTATATTAGTTCCTCCATAATAAATAGGCATTGCCCATAATAACATAGCATCAAAGAATCTTTCTGACCAATAATTTTCACATATTCCCATTTCTGGACTTCTACCCATATCAAATTCTAAAGAATAATTATATGGTTCTAAAGCTCTTTTTTTTCCAAACCAATATAGTTTTTCATAATTAGTATGAGATTCTTGTACTCCAGCAGGTCCTTTATAACTATTCAGTAAACTATCTTCCCCTTCTCCAACTACTATTCTTCCATACATATCTACTTTAGTAGGATGTTTACTACAAAAATCTGTCATAAATTCTATTCTTTTTCTATGATAATCAAACACTCTAGTATTACTTAATATACAAGTTAAATCTTTTCCTTTTTTAAAATATTGTAAACTAGATAATTCATCATAAGTTGCTTCTAGCCACCATTCTCCAAACCCAAAAGTTTTAGCTAAATCTAATTTAGCAACATAACCTCCTCTATCTTCAAAATCACTATACCCTGTACAACTAGTTGGATGTCCACCAATATATATTGCTTTTTTATTATCTACTTTAAATCTAGTTTCATCAATAACTATATGAAAATCTGCTATATCTGGATTTGTAACTCCCTATAAATCTTTCCATATTCCTCTGGAATTAGGAGTCATTTTAGAAAAAGTTTTCAGTAAATTTTCATGTGATATTCCGCTTTGAAAAAAACAAATTTTAGTCATATTGTTGGTTTATATTTTCTTTACTTTCAAATTCTAAAGGTTTAATTATCTTAGAAAATTCCTCATATTTATCTTTTTTACAGTAAGCTCTACTAATCATATTGTGGTCTGTGCATAATTCTACAAAATTATTTTCTTTTATTAATAACTTTTCAACTTGTTTTCCTAAAGCTTCGTTCCCATATCGGATGAATAATTCTACTGAATCTGCAACATGATTTTTAGGATAAACAGGATAACCACACATATTAACCACTATTGGTTTACTATGATTGTCATTTAAAACATATTTAACATTTCCCATGGCTAAAGTTCCATCTAGTAAAAATTTTTTAAGTTGAGAAAAATCTTCTAAAACACTAAAATTTGTGTATCCCTGTTTTGATAAAAAATAAATAAATCTTCCTGCTCCAGCACAAGCATCTTCTATCAATATGTTCTTATTATCTGCATATAAAAGATTTATTAAAAGTAAACCAGTATAGTTAGGTGGATATATCATCACTCTATAATCTAATTGATTATAATTTAATTGATTTCTTTTTCTTAATCTTGATTTTACAGGTTCATCAATAAGGGTATTCTCTAATTCAGTAAATTTTTCTGGGTCAAACCACCATTCAGATGCTTCCCCACTATAATTTCCATATATATCCCAAGCTTTACACAAGTCTTTATTATACTTCATTAATTTATTAAAAATATCTTTTCTTTTAAATATGTTTATTTTCATTTAATTCCTTTTTTGGTTCTTCTTCACATAGTTTTTGCATATTTTCATGAGAACATTGCCAAGCTAATGCTTTAAGAGCTATATCAAGAGCAGCAAGTAAATTATAATTCCTTAAAGAACGTTTACTTCTTCTTATTAAATCGTAGGCTTCGTGACTTGTCATTTTAAGTTGAGTAAGTTGCAATCAAAGACATAAGTTTAAAAACAATATGTAAATAGACAATGCTAGAAATTATTGCAACACAAGCAAATACATTTCTTTGATTTTTTAATTGGTTAATTCTTATTTCCATTGAAATTGAATTTTCAAAATCTTCTTCATTTGTGGTAAAAATTTTACTTATTTGTTTATTAATTCCCATGATTTTCCCCAATATAAGTCTTTTTTCTGTCTACGCTTATAAGTTAGCATATCATTACTTTTAATTTCATTTCTTGGTATTTTATGAGTTTCATCCATTTCTCGCTTATAGAAGTTTGCAGAATGATGAATAATATTAGCTTCTCTACAAAGCACAAACTTTTTTATAGATTGAGCATATTCTAGTACTTCTTCATCTTGATAAAAGAATTTATAATCAGGGCAACATACTTGTCTATCTGGAAATCGTTCTATAAACTTCTTACCTATTGCACATTGTCCATTTTCTCTCCAGACAGCTTCTGTCATTAGAGGATATATTTGAGAAATTCCAACCATTCCATCTTTATCTGGAAAGTTCTTTAGAAAGGTTTCATTTAATTTTTCTAAACAATTTGGTAACAGTTCTACATCATCACATAAAAATACAAATAAGTCTTCTATTTTGTCAAAATAATCTTTAAAAAATAAATTATTACATCCTATTATATAACCATGTTCAAGATTAATAACACTATGTATTTTATTATTATTTTTATAAGTTTCTTCTACCCATTTGTAAGTTTTTATATCATTATTATCAGCCATTATATATAATTCCCAATCAATGTGGGTTTGTTTTTCTATAGAAGTAATTACTCGTGGTAATTTTTTTATTCTATCAAGAGTAGGAATTAAGATTGTAAATTTCATTAATAATCTCCTTAAAATGTTTTTTCCAGAGTTTTCTATTAAAGTTAACTCTAGTATTGCATTGTTTACATAATGTTATTAGATTTGTTTTTTTACAGTTTTTCTTATTATAATCTATATGATGAATTAATAATATTGTAGCATATAATAAAATATGTTCTTCTTCAGTACAATTACATAACTGACAAGTATAATCATCTCTTTTTCTGATTTCTCGTTTCAATATAGTATTAAATTCTATAGAATAAGGTTCAAATGATTTCCCACCTTGCCAATTAGGATTAAGTTTAGCAAGTATTTTATATCCATTTCTATAATTGGGATGGTTTATTCCAGTTTTGTCTTTACAAAAAGCACATTTACAGTTCTCTTTATGTTTTCTTCCTAATTGTTTCAATCTTATTTTCTCTCTAACTTCGGGTCTTTTAGCAGAATTTTTATTTTCTAATTGAGATAATTGCAACTTTTTTCTATGAATCTTTGTAGGACTATACTTCCAATAATGAATTATTTCTTTGTTATGACGTACTTTAATCTTATATTTAATCATATTTTTTTTTATAGTAGAAGAAGAACAATATAATTCTTTAGCTATCTGATTCATAGATAATTTGTGACAAATATATTTTTTAATTAGCAATTTTTTGTCAATTTTTATAGATTTCTTCATAATTCTATTTTTCTTTAATCATCGTCATGGTGATTATATTTTTTCTTATTATTTGGAATATCCCAGTCTTCATCATAAAAATGAACTAACCAATCTTCTATATAATTAGGTGTAGGAAAAATAATTCCTTTAAATTTATAAGTACCTAATTTATCATAGAATTTAGCAGGATGTTTTAAAGCCCATCCAGACCTTTTTTCATCATAGATATAAAAAGCTTCTTTTTTATTTTTCTTTTTATTATAGATAAGTTTTCTATCATACCACCAACCTTCTATTTTTTCTCCTTTTCTAATAAAAACAGAATCATAATAAGGTGCTAATGTAGGAAGTACTACAGTGTGTTTAATAGCTTCAGGAGGTATAAAAAAACCTATTTTTCTAGCATCTTCATAAGCAGCATAAATTTTCTCTCTATCTCTCATATCTAACCCTATATCAGCATCATCATCCCATTCTATAAAATTATTTTCTCTATAAACTCCTAACATAGTACCATGAGATAACCACCATCTAATTTTATGTTTGTTTAATATCTCTCGTAAATCCATTAAATTTCTAAACATTACATCTCTGTCCATTGGTCTTGATAAACCACCTTCTTGACCATGTTCCCAGATAGGATTTTTAATAGTAAATGTTTTGTCTTTTATATTCATAAATAGTTATATCCTCTCTTCAAAAATTACACCTTGTAATTCTAATAATGTTATTTGTTCTTGTTTACATATATGTCTAGTTTCGTCAATAAGTTTATTAAAAAGACAATTACTTTTTTGAACATCTAAATATAAATCTTCTTTGTCTAATAGAATAGTTTTTGTTTTTGCAGTTTTTGTTAAATCTATTATAGTATCAACTCCTATAACAGTTTCTATTTTAGGAACTATAGTTATATGTTTTGGAATAAGTCTTCGTAAATGTAACATAGTAGTTGTATTTTCAGCATTAGAGATAGCAAAATATTTAATATGGTTATATTTTTTCATCATAAGTAATGCATCGTCTAATTGTAGAATAGGGGTTGGTGGTTTTGTTCTTCCCTGTGGGAAATCTAAAAATATATCTTGTGTAATATCTTGTATAATACTCTCTAATTCTTTTACAGTTTTAACCCATGCCATATTAACTCTTATTACAGCATTTTTTGGAAGTGGCATTCTTCCTTTTACATTATTCGATATTATTATCATTTTTTCCTATTTTCTTTATTATATTACTTGTTGAATAAGCTTTACTATATCCTAACTTGATTAATGCTCCTCCAAGTTCATGAATGGTTTCTGTTCCTGGAATATATTCCCAATCATCTCCTTTAACTAAGAAATCTATTTTTCCCTCATATGATTTTAAATAACTAGAGGGGTCGTATTTATCTTGTAATATAACTTCGTCTACACAACTTAAACTCTCTATAAGAAAAGCTCTATCTTTTTGTGTTTGAATTGGTCTATCTGGACCTTTTAATTCTTTGATTGCATCATCTGCTACTATTCCTACTATTAAATAATCTCCTAATTTTCTTGCTCTTTCTAAAAGTTTTATATGCCCTGGATGAAGTAAGTCAAAAGCACCGTAGGTATAAATTATCTTCATTTAATAGCTCCAATTTTTTTAAGTTTTTTATATTGATATACTTTTATGTTGATATTAGAATATAATTTTCTAAATAGTTTAAATTTCTTTTTTGCTTCTGTTCTCCAATATCCTTTTATTTCAATCCATTCCTTTGTTTTAGTAAGATAGAAATCTGGTCTATAAGTACACTCTCCTAAATCAAAAGCTTTTGGTTCATATTTCCATTTTATTTTGTTCTTATCACACCATTTAGCATAAGCTATTTCCCACGAACTTCTCATCCAAATTCCTTTATAATAATCTCCTTTATAATATTTATTCTTACTTTGACATTTTTTACCAAAATTCCCATTATTTTTCCCCTTTATTTTATTTGATATATTAGGTCTTTTTTTACCTTTGAATATAATTATATTTTTACATGATGAACATACTTTTTTACCATAAATACCACTAAAGGAACTTATTTTTTTATTACATATTTTACAATGATATTTTTTTGAATATCTTCCATCAATATATCTACCATTTTTTATTCCTTGAAGTTGTCCATTTCTAGGGCCCCCAAGTCTAGTACTAATATTAAATTTAGATAATCTTCTTGAAATCGTTGCTATACTACAACTCAGCTTTTCTGCAATATAATCCATTGTTTTTTCTTCTACAATATATTTTTGATATAAAATTTTTTTAGTAAGCTTTTTATTATTCATTTTGGTTTAATAGTTTTTCCCAGTATATAATCACTTCTACGGTCAGTAATATGATAAGGAGTTTTCCAATCTCCATAAGTTATTTCAAGAAATTTTTCTGGTTCTGCAGGTACTAAAAACTTTTTATCTAAAAAATCTATTTCTATAGGCTTATCAAAAAAGGTTTTTGGATATCTAACTCCTATGTCATATATATATTCATCTTTTGTAGGTAAAAACCACCATATATCAATTCTTTCTCCATCTTTAATAAAGAAATGGTCATGTAATGGACATTCATTTTTATCTGGAACATAAAAACCTTTATTTCGTAAAGTTTTTACTACATTAACAACTTTTTGATGGTCTTTAGCATAGCAAGCTACATCTGCATCAGAATCGTAGGCAATGAAACCCTTATCTCTAATAGCTCCTAATAAAGTACCAAAAATCAATATAAAAGGAATATTTGCACTATCCATTGCTTCTTTAAATACAAGCATATTTGAAGTCATAACTCCAATATTCATATTAGAGCCTTTGATTCTTACTCCCTTTTCCCAAGGTAAATGAAAAGGGCTTTTTAAAGGTACTATTTGTCCAGGTTCCATTTTTACTCCTTAAATTCTAATAAATGTATATTATTTAATAACTCTATTAAACTATTTCGTAATTGTTCTGGACATTTTATTTCAAATTCATTACCATCTTCATGCCATTTACCAATAATAACATTTGCATCAAGCCCTTCTCTATATTTTCCACCTAATGAACTTTTATCATAACTTAACGGAGCTATCATTCTTTGAAAATTTTCATTAGCATGTTCAATTATTGTCATATTACTTTCTCCTTTAAATAGAAGACTTGGTTTTAAGATAATTACTAAACATCCCAAGTAATTCTGCCAAGAAACCAGTCATTATTAAGATAATTACTGTTCTTTTACAAATAAGCCAGCTAAAATATTGTCCCTCAGGTGCAAAGAAGAAAGCAATCAGTGGACCTAAAATAATACCTATTGTTAGACTACCCCAAACTGCATTTTTCCCAGCGAAGAAATAGATTATTAACAAAGCTATACTTGTTATTCCAAGATATGTCCACATTTTAATTCTCCTTGATAAAATAA